GTTCGTTTCGGCGGTGGTGTAATTACAACCGCGAGGTTTAGTTATGGAACATATGTTCAACCATCATGCCGCGTTTCAGACGTTATTGGCTATAGGACTAAGTCCGGAGAAATCGATTCCGGTGTTGAAGGAATTTCAGAAATGGATATCCAACAACGGTCCTGAGTTCGCTGTCTCTAGGGTCAAAAACCTTAAGGCAGCCTACCTCCAGAATATCGGGGGTAGAAGTGACCTCACATCTTCTAGCACTGGCTTCCGGATGCACTCTGATGGGACGCCGTATGGCGCCTTCAGGGTTGTCTTCCGGATGGATGGTTACCGAGATATTATCAAGGCGTTGAACACGCTAATGATATATAGTGGGGTGACGCTTAAACAGGTTACCTCTGCTCAATGGAAGAAATTCCATAGTTCGGTAGTGGACCCTAGCCCGATGTTATCGGACATAAGAATACCTGTGTCTGATGACCTTGTGTGGTCAATGAGAAGCTGCTGGGAACAATCGACCTATATTTCTTTGGAAGATTGGTGCTCAACAACCAAACGTGCCCCATTAATGGGCCCGGGAGGGCTTTTCACTAAACCTGAGGTGGAGACATCTCCTAGGGATCATCTAAGCGTTTTCGGGGATCCATACCACAAGGATCTTCTATACTCTTGCAGGACTTTATATGAGAAATCTTGTAAAGTCCAGCTACCTGCTGACTTGGTCAGCCGGTCCCCTGACTTTCGCCGTGCCCCAGCTATGTTAGTGGGGAAGATCGGCTTAATTCAGGAAAGAGGCGCTAAGCTACGTGCTGTTGCAAACCCTTATCGGGTGCATCAGGCAGCCTTATCCAAACTAGGCAATGCCTTATTTGACTTCTTGCGGACTTCATGTCCGTGGGATTGCACTTTCGATCAGGACCGCGGTGTTCGTCGCATTCAACTTGCGTTGGATGAGGGTCTTACCGTTCATTCGGTTGATCTTTCTGATGCCACAAACCAATTTCCACTGAGCGTTCAACTGGACACGCTCCGTTCCCTGTTAAAACCATTGCTTAAAGCTGGTAA